CCCCACCCAACATCACATTTATCGCAGCGGGCGGTCTGCTGCTGATTTAAGGGCTGGCAAATAAAAAGGACCGACTGCGGGCACAGTCGGTCAAAGGAGTTGATAGTCAAAAGGCATACACACATATCAACACCTATAGTATAGGCGTTGAGAGAGAAAAAGTCAAGGCATACGGACAATCCGGTCTTGCGTAATTCTTAATGAGGTGAACGAAATGAAGAAAGAACTGACCACCGTGATCATGGTTATGGTGGACGGCAAGGTTAAGCCCTTGGAGGACTTGACGGAAGAAGAACACAGCCGCATGCTGGCGGCGATGGCGCACCGGCTCACAGAGAGCATGAGCGACTATTACGCCCAGCACCCGGATGAGGTAAAGGAGCTGGCGAAGATATGACCAGACGAGAAAAGACAGGGATAGTCCTGGTGGTCACCGGCTTCCTGCTGGTGCTGTTTGGCTGCTGTATGGTGGCGGATAATCAATTCTGGTGGGTGTCCGTAGTGATCAGCGGCACCGGATGTGCGCTAATCGCCCTGGCGGTGTTCGTGCTGCCTAAGGACGAGGGCGAGCTCCGGCAGGACAAGCAGCTGGTGGTTGAAGATGATAAGGATAGAGTGGTGCTGCTGGCGCCGCTGACAGATTTTGATGTGGCGTATCTACGCGCCTTAAAACTGGGAAAGGACAATGACAATGAGTAATGAATATATGGATTTGGTGATCATGACCAACGGCAAGGTGTGCCGTGCTCCCGGGTTCAGCGAAATACGGTCCGGTTACAGAGTGGCCGTGCAGGGCTGTACATACGATGTGCTGGATGCTGTGTCTGTATCTGCGAGCGAGGCTCTGCTGACGCTGCCTAAGGCGTATGGGTTTGTTCGCCCGCTGGAGTATGACGAGGACGAGCAGGAGGAGAATGCCGATGTATGACAAGGAGGCGGGCGTGATCGCCTGTGACAGCTGCGATATAACCATTGAGGGTTATGGGTTCTCCATCGGTGCGGGCAACGATGAGCCCAGCGGTAGCTACTGCTGGGAATGTGCTTGCGAGAAGTTGGAGCAGCTGCTGGACGAGAACAACAAGGAAGTGACCATTGTGCGGCGCAGCGAAAACTGGCTTCGCAGCTGCTACGACCTGGGGGTGATCTGATGACCAGCGCAGAGATGGACAAGTTTGTGCAGGACTACGGCTTTTGCCCCCAAGACTGCGACCCGGAGGAGCGGGCAGAGGCCCGCATTGTACTGAATATTGATAAAGGAGAACGATATGGCGACACTGTATGAACTGACCGGCCAGGCAGCCCAGCTGATGGAGCTGCTGGAAGCCGGAGAGATTGACGAACAGACGGTCCAGGACACACTGGACAGCATGATGGTGCCGGAGAAGTTGGAGGACTACGGTATGGTGATCCGGCAGCTGACGGCGGATGTGGAGGACTACAAGCGAGAAAAGGACTTCTTCGCTGAAAAACAGAAGCGGGCGGACAACGCCATTAAGCGGATGAAAAAGACACTGGCACAGTACCTGGCTGCCACCCAGCAGGATAAGGTGCAGGCCGGACGGTTCGTGCTGACCAGTACCTCGAGCAAGTCGGTGGATGTGTTCAACCTGGCAGCGGTGCCGGCAGAATACATGCAGCCCCAGCCGCCCAAGGTGGACAAGGTGTCTATCCGCAAGGCTCTGTTGGCAGGGGAGACGGTAGCCGGTGCGGCGTTGATTGAGACCCCCGGCTGCGTGATCAAGTGAGGTGAATGGAATGGAGAACATGAAGATATATGAGGCGGTGCGCAAGGTTCCGGACAGCGCCAAGAAGAACATTAGCGCAGGCCGCTTAAAGGGCATGACTGATATTAACCCAATGTGGCGTATCAAGGCACTGACGGAGCAGTTTGGCCCTTGTGGTATCGGTTGGAAGGTGGAAGTCAGCCGCACATGGCAGGATCTGGGTGCGGATGGCGTGGTGACTGTGTATGTGCAACTGCTGCTCTATGTGAAGTACAACGATGAATGGAGCGCCCCTATTCCGGGTATTGGCGGTTCCTCGTTGGTGGCTAAGGAGAGTAAAGGCCTGTACACCTCCGATGAGTGCTACAAGATGGCTTATACGGATGCTCTGTCTGTGTGCTGCAAGATGTTAGGGTTCGGTGCAGATGTGTACTGGGCAGCTGATCGGACGAAGTACCAGCAGGTGCAGCCCCAGGACGCGAAGAAAGAACAGGCACGGCAGCAGGCAGCGGAGAAGATCAGCCCGGACCAGGTGGCAATACTGAAAGAAAATTCAGAGAATGAGCGGGTCAAAAAGGCCTTGGCCTATTACAAGGTGAGCCGTATTGAAGATCTGACCCGGCACCAAGCTGATCAAATCTTCATAAAGCTGGGCCTATAAGATGAAAATCGAATTCAAAAAAGCTGACCTGGTGCCCACTATGGCCAAGGTGGGGGCGTTCATAGGCTCCCTGGCAGAGCAAAAGGACTATGTGCTGGAGATTAAGCCAAAGCCGAAACGCCGGAGCCTGGATGCCAACGCCTACATGTGGGCATTGATCGGCAAGCTGCAAGCGGAGTTGGCCAAGAATGACCCGCAGATCACCAAGGACGAGATCTACCGGGGCTATGTGCGGCAATATGGCAAGTCTGTGGACTACCAACTGCCGGACAGTGCCGTGAATGCCATGACGAAATCATGGGGGAGGAACGGCCTGGGCTGGACAGCGGAGAAAGTGGATGATGGTATCTACCCGCGCACCTCGTTGGTGCGCTTCTACTACGGCACCAGTTGCTACGGAACGAAGCGCATGGCCCGGCTGATAGATGCCGTGGTGCAGGACTGCAAAGCACTGGGCATTGAGACTATGCCGCCGGCGGAGCTGGCGCAGCTGATGTCTGCTTGGGAGGAACGGAAACAGTGAAGAAGAGCATTATTCAGCCGGAAGAGCAGCGGCAGTGCTATCTGTGCGGCTCTGTGCGGGCCCTGGAGCGACACCATGTATTTGGGGCATATAACAGACGGAAAAGCGAGAAATACGGCTTGACGGTGCTCCTGTGCCATAATTGCCACAACGAGCCGCCGACAGGCGCACACCACTGCAAGCAGACGATGGACTATTTACACCGGGTGGGGCAGCAGGCATTTGAAGCTGTCTACCCGGACAAGGACTTTATATCTATTTTTGGGAGGAATTATCTATGATTAACAGTGTTGTAATTATGGGTCGACTGACCTACGAACCGGAGCTGAGAGCAACGCCCAGCGGCGTCTCCGTTGTGCGCTTTCAGGTAGCTGTGGACCGCAACTTTCAGCGGGCCGGCGAGGAGCGCAAGGCAGACTTCATTGATGTGACCGCCTGGCGCCAAACTGCGGAATTCGTATCTAAGTATTTCCGCAAAGGCTCCATGATCGCTGTGGAGGGCTCTATCCAAACGGATAACTTCACCGATAAGGACGGAAACAAGAGAAAGAGCGTACAGGTCGTTGCCAACCAGGCATCCTTCTGCGGCTCAAAGGCAGAGAGTGGCGCGCAGACTGCAGCACCCGCACCGGACGCAGAGTTTGAGCCGATTGATGATGATGACGACCTGCCGTTTTAAGGAGAGCCTATGCAAGGATGGATCAAGGTGCACCGAAAGATTACGGAGCACTGGCTATATTCTGCGGAGCCCTACGACAAATTCCATGCCTGGATGGACCTTCTGCTGCTGTGCAATCGCTCACCTGCAAAGATGATGATTGATGGCAAGCTGATGGATGTGGACAGTGGCGAGCTGGTCACCTCCATTCGCTTTTTGTGCGATCGGTGGAAGTGGAGTAACACGAAAGTTAAGCGTTACTTGGATACACTTCAAGCTGACGGAATGTTGTCAGTAAAAAGCGACAGTAAAAAGACACGGCTTAGAGTGCTTCACTACGCCAAATATCAAGCATACGCAAATGCAAAAAACGACACAGAAACGACGCAGGAACGACACAGAAGCGACACTGAAACGCCGCAGAAACACACAAACAAGAATGTAGAAGAATGTAGAAGAAATACAGGAGAAGGGAGAGAGCGCGCGAGCGCGTGCACGCCCGCAAAATTATATGGCGAGTTTAAGAATGTGCGATTAACCGATGAGGAGTTTGCAAAGCTGAAAAAGCAATTCCCACTTGACTGGCAACGGCTAATCAAGAACTTGTCCTTCCACATTCACAACACCCACAAGACCTATTACGACCACTTCTCTGTTTTGCAAAAGTGGGGCGCAGAGGACAGGAAGAACAGCGGGGCACTGCAAAGCCCACCGTCCTACGACCTGGAGCAGATCAAGCGGGATACCATGAACAACACAGACATCAAGTTTTAGGAGGAGCCTATGGATATGGAACTGAACAAACTGACACCACGGCAGGCGTTGATCTATGACGCACTGATCCCGCCCGGCATGCCGGTGCGTGGCAAAGAGCTGGCGCGGCGGACGCGCATTAGCGAGCGGGACCTGAGATCAGAGCGCAAGGCTATGCAGGAACAGGGCGTGCCCATCGTCACCGGTGACTTTGGGTACATGCTGGTGGATGAGAACAATCCGGAGCCGCTGCTGCGGTACGCCAAGCGGCTGAACGCTCACGGCGATGAAGAGCTGGCCACGGCAGCAATGGCCCAGCAGATTTATGAAAGGCTGGTGACAGCAAGATGATGGTAAGATTGACGATACCGGGAGAGCCACAGGGCAAGGGTCGGCACCGGGCTGTGCGCCGGGGTGACCATATCGCTACATATACGCCCAGAAAGACCAAGGACTACGAGGATGAGGTGCAGTTCTGCTACCGGCAGGCATACGGTGACCGGATGGCCTTTGCTGTTGATGAGCCGATCAGCGCAACGATCATTGCAGCGTTTGGCATTCCCAAGAGCACCAGCAAAAGGCGCAAGGTGGAAATGATGGCCGGCATGGTATTTCCCACCAAAAAGCCGGATACGGACAACATCGCCAAGATCGTGCTGGATGCACTGAACGGCCTGGCCTACCCGGATGACAAGCAGGTGGTGGATTTGCAAGTGTTCAAGACCTATGACTTGGAGGGTTATGTGGAGGTCGAGCTGCGGAACTGGAGGACACGGACAGATGGCTGAACAATGTGCATTCTATGTGCGCTGTGATCGCTGCCAGTATGGCCGCAACCTGGGCAGCAATGAATACGGCTGCCGCAAACACCTGGCACCTGACGGTAAGACGATACACAGGGGGCAGTACAGCTGCGAGAATGGAAGGGAAAAGGAATGACTTGTAAAGATTGTCCACATTTTGATGTGTGCAAAATGTATGGTGCATTCCATACAAAAAGACGGATTGGCAGTAAATGGAAAAACTGTCCATTCAGAAATGACAAAGCAAAGTATATTGAATTGCCTTGTAAAATTGGTCAAATTGTTTATGATGTCGTTCTGTGTGATGATGATATTTATAGAATTTTTGAAATGAAAATATCGGCAATCACTCCCTTTGGTAGTCTGTATGAAAGTATAAATCGATCACCTTTTCTTTGGAACATATATCTAACTGATGATTACAGCTATGCTTATAGAGTTTTCAGTGATGTTGGCGAAAAAATATTTTTTGATAAATCTGAAGCAGAAGCAAAACTAAAGGAGTTGGAAGATGAAACAAGCTAAATTAAACTCGTCGAAATCGACCGGGTTAAAAATGAGCAAGAAGAAGCGTAAGCTCAGGGCTATGACCATTTCCGAACATTGTGCCAGTATAACGACGGTGTGCAAAGACTGTGAATATCGACGAGGTTTGATTTACTGTGATTATTCGGACTTTAATCAAGTACATCGAGGGCGAGATAGAAATAAGCCTTACAAAACCAAAGGCGGTAAATACATTTTAATTGAGGTGAAAGAATGACAAATTACGAGCGAATAAAAAATATGAGCACTGTAGAGTTGGCAAAATTCATTAATGAAGTAACTTCGTGCTGCTGCCTAAGCGCAACATGTGAAAATTGCCCTATAAATTGCGGTAGAGATTGCAATCAGGCAATTATTGAAAATTGGCTTAAAAGCGAGGTGGAAGAATGACAATACAAGAAGCACTTGAAATAATCAAGGACGAAATGCCGTACGAAAGCGGTGTAATTAATGAGGCTTTGAATATGGTTGAAAATGCCGTAAAAAAGCAGATACCGATAAAACCTGATATATGGGGTGATGGCGTTGATGATGACGGCGACTTAATATATGACAGTTGGGCTTGCCCTTGTTGCCACGATGAGTTTGAACTCGGTTATGATGATTACGACTGCTGCCCGAGCTGTGGACAGGCTTTAGATTGGAATAATTTTGAAGGAGAAACGAAATGAAGAAAGCAATGTTGAGCCAGCCGATGGCTGGAAAGAGTGAGGCGGAGATTATCGCTACAAGAGAGAAAGCAATCCAGGCATTGAAGAAAAGAGAATATGAGGTCGTGAACACGCTGTTTACTGATGAGTGGTACAGCGACAAGGCAATGAAAGAAAGAGGTGTGGTCAATATCCCGCTGTGCTTCCTTGCCAAGTCGCTGGAGAATATGAGCAAGTGTCACGCTGCTTACTTCTGTCGTGGCTGGGAACAGGCAAGGGGTTGTCAGATTGAACACGCCGCAGCGGTGGCCTATGGATTGGAAATTATCTATGAGGAGGACGACGAATGAACATTCAATTGGACGAGCAGGCGTTAATGCCTGTACGAGCACACGATACGGACGCAGGGCTTGATTTGCTGTCACCGGTGGACACGGTAATTCCTGCACACGGAGCAGTGACCGTTGACACCAGGGTACATATTGAGTTGCCGCCAAATACCGCAGGCTTTCTCAAATCAAAAAGCGGACTGAATGTGAAATATGGCATTACAAGCGAGGGCGTGATTGATGTTGGCTACACTGGTAGCATTGCCGTCAAGCTGTACAACCACAGTGGTA